ACCCTTGTGGCACGATGACCTTTCCAAAATAGGAAGTTTGTGATATACTTCGTTAAACCATTTGCCTTGCTGATAGTCGGCATCGGAGGGGGTGAATAGAATCCATCTTTGAACGCAGCAGGATATTGCTCTTTAAACCATTCGTAGTGTGCTTCGTTGTATCGTTCTTTTGTCATCAGAAAAGTGATATTTGTTTTTTCTGTTCAATAAGTGTTGCAAGGTTCTTTTTTGCAAGATCATAGTATGATTCTTTTAACTCAAAACCTATCCCTTTTCTTTCCATTTTTACTGCTTGAAATACCTCTGAACCTATACCCATGAAAGGGGTTAAAATAGTATCACCTTTATTTGTATATAAGTGAATAAGCCTTTCAATAGTATCTAATTGCAATGGGCATATATGTTTTTCATCATTCTCATCTCTGCCATTTCTGTAACCTTGCAAAGTATTGCCATAATCTATATCCATCCAAACAGGGGATGCGTATTTCTGCCACAAATCAACTGGCAAATCAGTATTTGTTACGGGGTTAAGCCTTTCACCATCTTTACGAAATATCATAACATAATCAGGAATACCCACCCTGCTCATTGTAGAATCTTTTTTAATTTGTTTATGTAGCAATCCAAGTGCCTTAGTCCTTTGCATTTCCACAACAGGATCTTTCCATATTGTAATTCTCGAATGATAGATAAATCCTTCTTTTTCAAAACAATCACGAATCATACCAGAAAAATCCCTCAATCCAATATATCCTTCTTTACCCTTTTGTATTGGTAAGTCCATACAATGTACTGCAACATTTCTACCTTGCTGTAAAATCCTATAAAGTTCCTTTACCAAAAAGCCAAACTGAATCAAAAATTCATTATAATCTTTTGAATTACCCATATCCTCAATATGATTTGAATATGTATATAATTCAGCAAATGGTGGAGAAAAAACGCTAAATCCGATACTTTCGGATTTAACATCTTTTATTAATTGTACACAATCCCCTCTTTTTATAGTGTAAAATTCATTCTGATCTGATTCTGTGTTGTAATTAGTTTCTTCCATTATGTGATTGTTTAAATTGGCATTAATTGCTTTATTCATTTCATCTTGCATCAATTTAAATTGTTTTTGCTTATTGTTGATTGATTGAATTACATTTGACATTGTATCTGTTGAAATAAGATAAATGTTTACTTCATTTTTTTGTCCAAATCTGTATGATCGTCTTATGGCTTGATAAAGTCCCTCAAAGCTAAAATCTAATGATGCAAATATTTGATTTCTGCAATTCTGATAATTCAATCCAAACTGTGCAATTTTAGTCTTTGTGATCAGAATTCTAAATTCATTATTTGCAAAACCCAAAAGAATCTTTTCTTTGTATTCTGGCGTATCAGAACCTTTTACCTCAATTGCATCAGGAATAAGTTTTTTTAAATATTCACCTTCCTCATTTTGTTTTATCCATATAATAAAATTCTCATTTGAGTTATTTACTATGGAAACAACCTCATCCATTCTGGTAATCTTTGTAAGCCTTAATTCCTGATTAAAATTTGTTGCAGATATGGCAGTATCATTAAATAATATACCATTATCCCTTTTTTCTGTTTTGATCTGTTTTTCTATCAGATTTAAGGAAGGCAAAGCGTAACCTTCCATGCTAAATCCAATATCTTGTGGCTTATTTAGCATTATTGACCAAGACCCTATAAACTGATAGAAAAGTTTTACTGCATGACCTTTTAGCCTCCATTTTGCAGTTTCACCACCATCATGAACAAAATACATGGCTAACATTTCATTCCTGCTCATGACATCAAGAAATTCTGAATGGTTTCCAAGTTCCATCGGATCATTTGGTGATGGTGTTGCCGTACAAGCTAATTTATATGGCGTGTTTCTAAAATTGTCAATTATTAGCTTTTTTGTTGACCCTTCAAAGTTTTTTAATATTGAAGATTCATCTAATACAACACCTGAATATTTAGAACAGTCTAAATTATCAAGCTGCTCATAATTCCATATTTCAATGTTTGAAATATCAATGCCAAACTTATTAGATTCCTTTATTGTCTGACCTTTAACTGCCAGAGGTGTAAGGATTAAAACAGGCTTATTAGTATATTTAGTAACCTGATATGCCCATTCAAGCTGCATTAGGGTTTTACCCAATCCACAATCAGCAAATATTGCGTATTTACCTGCTTTTAAGGCTTTTTTTACAATCAATTGCTGAAAAGGGAATAAATTATTATTCAGTTTTTCACATTCAAATCCTGATTGAATATGTGTCTTTAGTTTAGTTTGTAGAAAGTCTTTATATTCCATTAGTTATAGTTTTAAATAGTTTAAAAACCCCCACAAGTAGACACAAGCGGGGTAAATCACAGATTGAACATTAAAATGGTAATGGCTCAATTGCTTGAGCCGATGGTGTATTATTGGACTTTTCAACGGGTTTTAGGTTACCAATGTAGACTTTTTTAGTCTTCGCCTCCCTTTCTTCCTTCGACTGACGGATAGAAATACTTCCAGTATTGCCATAGTTATCAGCCTGGTCATTAATCCAAATGTCAATTTGAAGGTAAAGTTTGCCATTCTTTGACTGTTGTAGCTTTGTTTTGTCAATGTCTGAAACGCAGATGCTGCCTGTGTAAAGTGTACTCATTGTATTTGTTTTAATAAATTTCTTTTGGAACTCCTAAACGTGATATCTGATCTTCCCACCATGAATGGTCTTTCGGTATCATTTTCTTTTCAACCCTTGAAGTCTTTGGATCAATGCGGATAATCATACCATAGTCACACATCGTGGCTGCCATATAACCATTTACTTGATTACCATAGCCAAAAAATGCTATTGAATTTCGCAGAGGAACTTGTGATACTTTCAAATCCAAAACTATTTTACCAGTTCTTACCATGTCAACTCTGCCCTTGTAAGGCAATATGAGACCATTATTTTCGAACTCTGCGTAAACTGATAACTCAGTATCCAAAAACGGCAATAAACCCCCTAATTCGGCTTTAACTGCGTTTGCCAATGGCACTACAATATCCCGATTATCATGGTTATAATTCTGAGGCTCTAATAAGTACTCATGCACCGCAGTACCAAGGCGCATTTTAGCTGATGGGATAAATCCTGCTCCTTTGGTTATACCACTATATGAGTATCCTTTCATGGTGTTGTACGCCTCGAAGTTGTTCCGATAGTACTGAATGTTACTTACTTGCATACTTCCTCGGTTTTAAGGTTATGCAATTCCGCTCCAGACTTTGCAAGTGCCTCAGCCATTTGAGCCAATGTCAGTTTACTCCATGACTTTACACGTAACTTATCAACGGGAAATACACGTATAAAATTAACAATTACTGCCTTTGCCCATGCTTCAGATTCAACTACGATGATTTTAATCTCACGTTTAATCTTTGGCGTTTCAAGTGTGATTGTCTCAGCTTGAGCAATCAGCGTGTTAGTAGCAGTCTCAATGGCTATCTCTTGAGCAATTTCAGCCTCTCTCTCGGCTGCTTGTTTCTCAAGTGCCTTGATTGCGACATCTGCGTTTGCCAAATCCATCTCGTAGTTTATCCACTTCTTTTCAGCCTCGGATTGGTAACGCATCAAGTCCATTTTCGGATCATACTTCTCAATTGACTGAAATATCTGCAATGCCCTTTCATCAGAGACAAGTGTACGCTGAAATTTAGTCATTTCAGGCAGTTCAAACAATGATAGTATGCGTTTCATATCTGCTATCATCGCAGGAATCTTCTGAACAGGAACACGATTGGCAAGGCAGTTACGATAGGATGCATCAATGCCCTTCTGGTAGTTCAACCGATTCTCCGCAGCTATACGGAAATATTCATTAGTGATGTGATTCCGTAGTGCAGTCTCTTCGTTGATGAGTGCTTGAGCTTGTAAGGTCTCTTCCTCTTGTTTCTTCCTCATCTCAAGTTCTACGACCGCAGCAGCATTAATGACATTCTGCATTCGTTTCTCATACTCCATTGCAGGATTGATGAGTTTATCCGTAATCATGCCTGTGAATGCCATTCGCTTATCTTTGGCAGATGCCATGATGGATTTTGCAGATTTAAGATTATCAGTTGTGATTTCCTCAAGAGAAGACTGAACCATGAGTTCAGCCTTTTGTAGTTCATCGAATAAGGTGGTTTTCATGTCTGCCATACGCAGCCACCCGTTTTGTTGTGTTGTTAGTTCCATATTTTTGTGATTATTGCTGCCCAAATCATAGCGACTAATAATGTAATTAATGACCAAATGAGTCGGAATTTCCATCGTTTCATAATACTATGTTATTGGAATTGGCTGCCTCAAGTTCAGAGCGTTGGTCGGGTGTCATCTCTACGTTTTCAATTGCCCAATCGTAGTTTTTGCCACCCTTTACCGATTCAATGAGTTTTGTCCATTGCTCTTCATCAAGTATGCGTTTAGGTGTCTGAATCGGATGCTCAGGCTCCTGCATCTCCTCTGGCACGTAGACTGGCCCTTCATAGATATCGGGGCAATACCACCTAACTCCGTTTGACATAGCACGTGCGAAGAGCATATTCCGTGGGAATCGGTCAAGGTTCTTTGTTCCTGCTTTCTTAGCATCTTCAATGGTGAATGTTGATACCCCGATTGACTGCCCATTTTCAGTGAATTCTACTGTGCAGATTGTGTCTGACATCTCAGTAACACGATAATTGTACTTGCCACTCGCTTTAACCCTTGATGCCATAAGTCCTGCACCGATTGTTGGTTTACCTTGAATAATGTGGATGCCAGACATGGCTTGAAATGGTGAGATGCCCATTTCAGCACCTGCCATGATTTTAACTACTGCTTGTGAGGCTGACTTAATGTCTGCGAACATACCAGATTTGTGAAATGTTTCGCCTAATGAGAGAGCGTCTTGTGCTTTAATGAGTTCCTGTTTCATTGCTGCTTTTTTAGTTATTAATTAATAATGTACGTACTGCCTTAGATAAATTCCCGAATTTCTCATTTATAATACGTTTTTCATCAGCCGTAAGGTAAGCCGTAACGATGAGTTTACGCTGATCTTCTGGGAGTTTCTTCCTTCCAGGTTTCTGTCTTTGTTTTTCTTCCATGTATTTAATTGTTTGGTGAATTGCAAATATAGTAAAAAATAAATATAAAAAATATTTTTTTATTTGATCATATGGGTATATCTTTGATATCAAACAAAGCAAATCACAACACAATCAAACACAAACAAAATGAGAAAATTAAAAAACTACGGAGGCGAAAATTTTAAAAATTGGTATTGCAAAGTTGATACAAAAGGAGAAGTTATTTGTTCTGAACAATCGTTTATAGGCACTTTGGGTGGAATTATAAATTTAGTTCATAAAAGTGATTTAAATAACAGTTGTTATAAATGGGATAATTTTAAGGCAATATCATCGCTCGATTTTGCTACAATAGAAAGAATTATAAAACAACAAGCATACTGTATAGCAGATAGGCAATTAAGTCAAATTCCACCTCGTATGCAAATTAATGAGTATTGGGATAAAAATATAGAAGGGATAAAAAAATCAAATCCTCAAATTTTTAAATAAGCACCCACGGGGAGAGGCATCCTACACCTCATAAATAACAAATCACAAACAAAGCAAAACACACAGCACAATGAACACTTACACCGCATCATTTATCAAGAACGAAGGAATTGCAGACAGTATTACTATTGTAGCTAAATCATTAAAAGAGGCTAAACATTTTGCACAATCATTTAAATCACGAAACAATATTAAAGGTCAAACTAAAGTAAACAGGACATGGAATTAACAATTTACGAACTACTAACACTCAAACGGCTGCTTGATGAGAAAATCAATTTATATCACAGTTTCTTAGACAAGGGCCAGTTAGATAGCTTTTTCGAAATCCAAATTACAGATTTACAAACCTTAAAAACCAAAATCAATGAAAGAATTGAAACAGTTTTATGCTGAAAACAAAGTAGCCATATTGGTGGCAGTTGTATTAATTTTATTGTCTATTGTTGGCAGAGTAACCGAAAATGACCCTCATATATGGTAAGTCCTTATGTACTCCCTGGAATCCGTGAATCAGCACGATTGAATACTTCTGAGTATGTAATTCAGCGTGTTTTGACCTACTTCAAGTGCGATATCAGCAGATTACGCCTCCGCAGACGAGATAGGGAAATAGTGGCTATCCGTTCTATATTGTCTTATTATTTATATAATAAATGCAATTGGAAACTGAAAGAAATAGGTGCATTCTTTAGCCCAGGTATCAAACACCATACCACTATTATTCATGCCATAAGAAATGTTGAGGATCAGCTATCCTTAAGGGTGGATAATGAGTTAAAGACACATATTAAAAATATTGGTCTATGAAAATGATTAAAACATTCTGGATTAAATGCCGTAGTTGTCGAAAATACTATACTATCACCGCAATGGGAAGGCAGCGGTCTATGTGCCCTCATTGCTTAAAACTCAATTTATGAAAGCAATACTTGAATACGATTTAAACGATGCAGAAGATAAAGCAGCTCATTACAGGGCAATTATGAGCTTAGAAATGGCTATCGCTATTAATGAAACCTACAATCTTTTGAGAGCCAAGGTAAAGTATGGCGATTATACCGAAGAAGTATATGAGCAGCTTAATCTTTTAAAGATTGAGTTCCATCAAATCCTGCATCAAAATAATTTAATAATTGATAATCTTTTAACATGACACAAGAACACAAAGAAACATACAATAAACTTGATAAATACGCAGCTTTAGGGGAAGAAATAAAGAATCAGATTTTAGATAGAATCAAAACCGTAGTAGATACAGACCCAGATTATGCTGATGATTACTACGACTTATTAAAACAATCAGAAATTGAATTTCTCGAAAGACTTAGTACTTGGGTTGCTGACATTAAGAGAGTAGAATATATAAAAACAGAACTTAACAAATTTGACAAACTTAGACCATGACACCTAAAAACAAAGCCGAACAGATTTATATTTATATGAACTTAAGCATCAACGCAGCAGAATCAGCTATTTGCCTACTACATCAGCATAACGAGGATAAGAAATTTTGGGAGGAAGTTTGGGAGGCATTGCTTGATGCCTATGGGTGCAGATGGCAGCAGATTGAGTTTGAGCATCAGAGGCAGCATTACATTCAAGCGTGTCAATTATAATACTTATAAATAAATAATATGTATACATACAAAGCAAAACTAAACAGAGTCGTAGACGGTGACACGGTTAACCTGACAATTGATCTTGGATTTAGACTGACCTACACGGCTAATTGCCGTCTTGCAGGGATTAATGCGCCTGAGATGAACACGGAGGAGGGCAAAGTCTCCAAGGTGGCACTCATGCAGATGCTACCACCAGAGTTCACCATTGAATCCACAGGACTTGATAAGTACGGGAGACCTGTCGTCAAAATTGGGAATATTAACGATAAAATGGTATCAGATGGGTATGCGGAACGTTACGATAAGTAATAATGTTAAATACTATATGGAGGCAAAATTAAATCGCTATAATGTTTTATGGCGTTATAAAAACGGCTTAAAATTTAAATATAAAGACCAATGGATAAAAGCGGATCAGTTTGATTATTATTATCCAAAGGTGGAGTTCCGCAGATTTCCTGATAATCCTAATAAGGAATATATTTTATAATCTTATATACTGCTGATAATTATCGGCAGTATATACTTTTTTAGATTTCCAATAAGTCTTTAATTCAGCAATAGTATGACCTAAAGTCTTTTGAAAATGTGGATTATCCACGAATTTCCAATCACCCCCCCATTGCCATCCGTATCTTTTAAATATGTCTACCACCTCCATCCAATCTGATCTGCCGTCTTTATCATAGTCCATTTTTATATCCCACACAGGCTTTCCTGCAACCATGAGAACGATATCAACTGCAAGTCCGTAATTATGCGTAGAATCTCCTCCTTTGGCTCTTGTAACCACTTTTCCAGGCTTTGTTCTGCCTTGTGCATATAAAGCATCTTGCTCTGCAAAAGTCCGTAAAGTGTGCGTAAATCTGCATTCTGCCCTGCCATCAAGAGCCTCACAAATCTCTGCGTAAATATTATTTAATTCCTTTTCTAATTTTGGATGGATTAATTTAATTCTTTCAAGTGTTATCTTGTCCATATTTTCAATTTTCTTCTTCTTCTTGGTCAAATAATTCTTTATAAAGTTCGTCAACCGAATGTTCAACTATTCGCATACACTTACGCAGAATCCGTGCTTTCTTGAGCTGATTATCTTTTGTTAAGGGCTCATAATGATTTATTACATCTAACACATTACAAGCCGAATTGATATAAACAGTATAATCAATAGGCTCAAAAACAAAGTCTTCTGATTCGTTAAGGTCTGGGTCTTCATCAGTGAATTTTGCCATTTATTATTTGATAATTTTTTACTTGGAAATCTCCTGCGCTATCTACTAAAACATGAGCGAACCCATGTTGATAATTACTAACTAAAGGATTATAGTCAGGCTTTAATTCTGAAAGACAACCCGTTGACCAGGTACCAAACGATTCCCCATCCAAATTCACCTCAACATGGTTACTAACCTTATGAACGTGACTAATTAACAGACTTTGTTTCGCTTTCATCCATGCCCCCCGTGCGCTATTAACAGGAGCAAAAAAACCCTTCATAACGTGATGCCCATGTGTTATGCTCAGTTTC